GAACAAAGAATACGGCGCGACAATAATCAAGACTTTATAGTACCGCCTTCTAGTGTCGTTGCAACAGGTGGAGGTTTTAGATGACTGTTCAAATCATTAAATTCGTGGTAAAACACTCTTAGTAGAGGATGTAACATGACAGTAAGTAGTAGCACAAACAAAGTAAGTTACAGTGGCAACGGTTCGCTCACCACGTTTGCTTATAGTTTTAAGATATTTGATCAAGATGATTTAACAGTTATTCTTAGAGCAGCAGACGGCACAGAAACAACACAGACCATAACGACACACTACACAGTGACAGGTGTAGGTGTAGCTAGTGGTGGTAACGTGGTGTTTGGGTCTGCTCCAGCAAGCGGTGTTACAGTGGTTATCATACGTGAACAACCTCTCACGCAAGGTTTAGATCTTGTTCCTAATGATCCGTTTCCAGCAGAAAGCTTAGAAGAAGCGTTAGATAAACTTGTGTTTATGACACAGAAACATGAAGAAGAACTTGGTCGTGCGATCAAAGGATCACGTACAAACGTCATAGCTAATTCAGAGTTTACAGTATCTGCTACAGACCGGGCTAACAAACTGTTTAGCTTTGATAGCTCTGGTAACTTGTCGATTGCACAAGAGCTAGGCACTTTTCGTGGTGATTGGGCAACCAGCACTTCTTACAATGTGCGTGACTTAGTCAAAGACACAAGCACTAATAACATATTCCTAGTTAACACAGCGCATACAAGCTCTGGTTCTCAGCCTCTTACAACTAATGCAAACAGCGCAAAGTATGATCTTATCGTAGATGCTGCATCTGCAACAACATCAGCTACTAATGCGGCTGCAAGTGCGACTACAGCAACAACCAAGGCAAGTGAGGCCGCAACAAGTGCTACGACGGCAACGACAAAGGCTAGTGAGGCTGCAACGTCAGCCACAAACGCGGCAGCTTCATATGATAGTTTTGATGATCGGTACTTGGGTGCAAAGTCAAGCGATCCTAGTACTGATAATGACGGTGATGCGCTTATAACAGGGGCACTATATTTTAATACAACGGATGGTGAGTTTAAGGTTTGGAACGGTTCTGCATTTATTACAATAACCGTAGCTGCAAGTAATCAAACTAATATTAATACAGTTGCTGGTATCTCTGCTAACGTTACAACAGTAGCTGGTATATCTAGCAATGTTACAACGGTTGCTGGAATAAGCAGTGATGTAACGACAGTGGCAAATGACGGTACAGATATTGGTACAGTTGCAAGCGGTATATCAAATGTAAACACGGTAGCCAGTGGTATTAGCAACATAAATACTGTGGCTGGTATATCAGCTAATGTTACTACCGTTGCTGGTATTTCGGCAAATGTTACTACAGTGGCTGGTGCAAATGCGAATATTACAACCGTTGCGACAAATATTAGTGGTGTTAATAGCTTTGCAGAACGCTATCGTGTTGGCAGCTCAGATCCAACAAGTTCGCTGGACGAAGGTGATCTAGCATATAACAGCACAAGCAACTTGTTAAAATACTATAACGGATCTGCTTGGGTTGGCATATCACCAGGCATAGCTGACGTATCTAGTGATACCTCACCGCAACTAGGCGGCAACTTAGACATGAACGGTCAGGATATTATTACAACTTCTAACGCAGATATAGAGCTAGCACCAAATGGTACTGGGCGTGTTGTCGTAAAGGGTAATACAAACCAAGGCTCGATTGTTCTTAATTGTGAAAACAACAGTCACGGCATAACGATACAGTCTGCACCTCATAGCGCATCTGCATCGTACACAGTTAAGTTACCTGATGCGCTCGGCACTACCAATGCAAGCGCCTTTGTCACAACTGATGCAAATGGCGTGGCTACGTTTGACAATGGTACAATTGAGGAAAGCACCTCTGTAACATCTAGCTCTAATGCGGCTACGCTAAACCTACGTGATGGCAATGTGTTTGAGCATACGCTGACTGAGAATGTAACTTATACGTTTAGCAACCCAGCAAGTAGCGGAAAAGTATCTAGCTTTGTTTTGAAGATCAAACAGGATGCGTCTGCCTCAGGTTACACAGTAACATTTCCAGCAAGTGTAGACTTTGTGGGTGGCACTGCACCTACGCTTACAGCAACGGCAAATGCAATTGATACGTTTGTTGTTTTTACGACAGACGGTGGCACGATATACAATCTGTTGGTCGCTGGTCAGGATATTAAGTAATGAATATATCAACTAAATTACTCCAAGCAGCCGCAGGTAGTGCAGGTGGCGCAGGTCTTGACGTAGACCAGGTGTTTAGCACTTTTTTGTATGACGGAAATGCAACCGCCAAATCAATTAATAATGGTATTGATCTAAGTGGCGAAGGTGGATTGGTTTGGACTAAACGCAGAAGTGATAGTTACGATCATCAATTATATGATACAGCGAGGGGAGCTGATAAAGCCCTAGAATCAAATGATACTAGTGTTGAACACTCTGGAGGGTTAGGAGTTATCGCTTTTAATTCAAATGGTTTTAATTTAGGCACTGGATCAAGGGCAAATGCAAACGGTCACGAATTTGTCTCTTGGACATTCCGCAAAGCCCCTAAGTTTTTTGATGTTGTGACGTATACTGGGGATGGAACTAACAATAGGCAGATAGCACATAATTTAGGTTGTCAATTTGGTATGTTAATAGTGAAGTGTACTAGTCATACTAATCAATGGATTGTTTGGCATAGATCAACTGGCAACGGAAAATATTTAGTATTAAATGAAACTAACGCACAAGACGATGACCTTTATAATTTTTTTGGTTCAGATAACACAACAAATGGTTCTACTCATTTTTCTGTTTCTAGTAATACTAGGGCTAACGAATCAGGCAAAACCTACGTAGCCTACCTATTCGCACACAACAACAATGACGGTGAGTTCGGCCCTGATGGTGATGCTGATATTATTAAGTGTGGGAGTTATACTGGTGGTTCTGGAAACACAGAAATTAATCTAGGCTTTGAGCCACAATTTTTAATGATAAAAAGATCAGACAGCGCAGAAGATTGGTTAGTTCTTGACGCAATGCGTGGTTTAGTTGTCAGTGGTGATGATGTTTCAGCAAATGCTCAAAAAGACATTATGTGGAACAATAATAATAGTGAAGCAACGCCTACCTATGCAGGAGTTAGTCCTCAAGCAAACGGTTTTAAAGTTAGGTCTGGGCTTGATGCTTTGTATAGCGCCAATGGCGGCACCTACATCTACATGGCAATCAGAAGACCAAATATGGCTACTATAACAGATGCTACAAAGGTGTTTGGTATGGATACTAGAGGCAGCACAGGCGATGGAAATGAACCTGCCTTTCGTTCTACATTTCCTGTAGATTTTGCTATAAATAAAGTTACAAACAGTGGAACAAATTGGACAGCTAAAACAAGATTAATGCAAGGTAAAGATTTAAACCCTAATACTACTATAGCAGAACAAAATGCACCGTCTAATCAATTTGATTACATGAATGGGCATTTTGCAGCGACTGACACAGATTCTAATCAACAATCATGGATGTGGAAAAGGGCAAAAGGATATTTTGATGTAGTTGCTTATACTGGTACAGGATCAAACAGAACAGTAACTCATGGGCTTGGTGTTGTACCAGAAATGATGTGGGTTTTTAATAGGTCTAGCACTCAACATAAAAGTATTTATCATAAAGGTTTAAATGGGGGAACTAACCCTGCTAATTATAGAATATGGTTAAATTTAACATCAGCAGAAGATTTACAAAATGCTAATTGGAATGACACTGCTCCTACATCTACAGTGTTTACAGTTGGTGATGGAACACAAACAAATGAAAATAATTCAAACATGATTGCTTACTTATTTGCCACACTAGCTGGTGTATCCAAAGTAGGATCAGTAACACACTCAGGAAGTTCTACAGATGTAGACTGTGGGTTTACATCAGGTGCTAGATTTGTATTACTTAAACGTACTGATGCTACAGGAGATTGGTATATTTGGGATAGCACTAACGGAATAATTGCTGGTAATGATCCGTATCTTCTGTTAAACTCAACTGCTGCACAAGTTACTAACACAGACTTAATAGACCCATTATCATCAGGATTTACTATTACAGGTGATTTTACAGATGGTGACTATATATTTTATGCTATAGCTTAGAGGTACAAATGGCATTACTTAGATATAGAGAGACAGGTGAAGTGGTTACAGAAACAGAGTTTCGTTTTAGAAACAGAAAGCGTAGACCACATAATGTGCCACCTATGGGTGAGCTAACAGAAGCATGGCTAGATGGTGAGGGTGTAGACCCTGTGTTTGAAGGGCCAAGAATAGGACCAGTGTATGACGGTGCATTTAAGCACTCTGATGGTAAATGGTATACACAATGGTCAAACGGATAATGCTTGCATTTTATTGAGTTTTATGGTATAACTCTCCTTTAAGAACAATGGAGATTAAATTGTCAACAGAACTAGCTATAACAACTACACTAAACGAAGCACTACCTACTGCTGCCCCTGAATACAAATCTATGCTTACTAACATTGCTGAGAAGATGCCAGCAGTAACACAGGCTACCAGCAACTTTCACAAGTCACACAGTCAGTTTATGGGAGTTACACTAGACGTAACAGCTATTACACCCATACGTAGCATTAAGCATACACTAGCTGAGATAGACAAAACACGTAGTGCCTTACAAGAAGCATACGTAAACTTACGTAAGAAAGAAGTAAAACTAAAAAAGAAACAACGTAAGCTACTAGACTGCAGTGATCATCTTGACCGTGAGTTCTTC